ATCACCTTCATCGCAAAGTCCACCGCGGTGAATAGTTTGAGCTGGGTCAAAAAGAATGCAGTCAGCTTCTTCGCTTGTATACTTATGCATGTTGTTTAACAGTATATTTGAGTTATCACTACCATCTTCAAAGTACCTACCCATAATAACATTCCTGGTCATCTTGTCAGGAAAGATAGACATAGCTATACGATGATCTGGACTACTCAAATAATTACCAACGCTGTTTCCACAAGCTATTATTCTCTCAAACTCAGGATGATACCATCTGTTTGATTTAGGTATAGTAGTGAATGGACCATTTTCTAACTTAACATCGCTAAGATAAAGTATAGCTTTCATTACATTAAACTTTGGATCCATATGAAAAGAAATAGTTTTAGGGTTTGTCTTTAGATCTGCTAAAGTTTGGTAATGGTGTGTATCATTAGGTCTTGCAACATGAAGTGCAACTGTATCTAACTTTAAATTACTCTTGCTTCTATTATACTTAGAAACTGTTTCGAAAACTCCATACAATTCAAATAATTTGTTAACTAAACCGAATGCTAGGTGATTATGATCTAAAATTTTTATACGATCATAAGAGTCATGCTTAGTAGGAGAAGTTTGTCGATCTGGTTGACTTCTCAACTTTTTGACATCCGTAGAGCACGAAGATATTAGTTTATCCATCTCATCTTTGTTGATCTTGAATCCTGCACAACCTTCTTTGTCGAATCGTTGGTAAAGCTCACTATCTGCAAGATCATCTCTAACTACTTGTTTGTTACAAGAATCAAAATAAATGGAAGCGGTCTTCTTTATTCTATTGCCCTGGTTACGAACTATATCTAGTTGAGTATTAGTTAATGATACCTTTGATAATACCTGTGACACGAACTTATCGTACGCAGCATTAAACTCATTAGATCTGTATGAGTAAAATGCATTTTCGAGAGAGGTTGTTTTTACACTATCTGGATATAGTGACTCAGTTATTCCTAAGTCTAATAATTTAGGAAGTACCAGACCATGATCTCTGTTAAGGTCGGAAAGTATCATTAAAGAAAACCATTCCTCTTTTTTGGACGAACCTTTTTTCGTGACTTTTCTTGTTAAGGTTCATAGTTGAGGATTCACGTAGTTTGATAGACATAGTCAAGTCATATGTGAAACCATATTGTTTGAATTTCTCTATCCAATATGATTCTTCTTGAAGGTTTACATGATGGTGACCAGGAGTACCTGGAGGAGCATAAGTGATAACAACAATCTTACAGACCTTGAACGCTGGCATATAGTTTGGCATGTATTTTTCATACACATGCTCTACAAATTCAACAGACCAACCTATATCAAATGTACGAAGAGCCTTGAATGGTTCTTCACAAAAGTCATGCTTGTAAATAAAATCTCTGGTTACATGAGGGTCACCATCTATACCAAATGACTCTAGTCCTTTTGATTTGGCAAGGTCGACCATCCCACCAGGGCCACAACCAATGTCTAAGAATGACTTTGGATTAAAAGTATCAATCAACCACTGTAGAGCACCTTCATCTATGTTTGTACGATTGAGGTGTCCACCTAAGTGATCATTTGTTTTAAGTGTCTCCATGGTAATCCATTCTCTATTTCAGATACATGCCACTGACAGTACGATAAATTATATAGCCATTGATCACGAGATGGGCATTCTGGTTCGTTAATGTGATCAACTGTATGAGGGGCTACATCATATGCAAAACTACCAGGGTTACATGCTATGGTAGGGCAACCGTTAAGTAAACTATCAACTCCCAACCCACTTGTATAAGTTACAGTACATCTTGCATCTCTCAATGTAGGAATAAGATTATCTGCAGTACCCATTTGGAATTCTACATTAGGTAACTTACGAGCAATCTCTAGTGGCTCAACATCCCAATCTCTTTGTAATTGTGGTAACCTGATGATAATGGGTCTGTCTGTTTGTGTACGGATAGCAAGACAAGTATCACGACACCATTTTTCTATACTAGCTCCTCGAAGTGAGGCATCTTGTGGAAGCTGTAACGCAACTACAATGTTATCTTTTTTCTTGTAGTCGTAACATGGTAACTTTATGTTGAAGTGCTTGCGAAGTATATCCCAGCGATCTGATGGCTTTGCTTTACCACAATAGAACTGGCCTGTGTCAGCCAGAAAGCCACCAATGCCAATCCTGTACCAATCATCATCCATCACGTCCTTTACAGGACCACGGCCTATGATCGGTGTCTCAAGTACGATAAACTTCTTTGCTTTACTAACTATATCTCGTTTGACTCTGTGATGAGCCATGTCACGGTCTTTCCACGATCCAAAGATCACAGCAACATCACAGTCGTAGTACTCTTCATCATACGAAAGAAATGCATCGTCACCACTATCAATGACACCAGTAGCAAACTTCATCAATGTCTGTTCAAACCTTGGGTGGTTTGCAGACTTACCATAAACAGTTACTTTCATTGTTCCAAATATAGTTCTGCAATATAAAGAAAAGAGGTCATCACAAGAACTCGACCGTGGGGATCGAGAACCGTATATCTGTATTTCAAATTACCATCATTATTAGAATCACATAAAACGATTTCTAATCTGTTCATTGTCCTATAATATTATACGTTACATTGTTTTCTTGGAGTTGTTGTTTTAGTTGTTTGTGATCAAAACCAAAATTGGTAGCATAAGAAGAATAAGTTTCAAATTCCTTTATTACATCTTCACGAGGGTGTCGTTTCTGTGGTCCAACATACCAGTCAGGTTTCCAAGGTTGAGTTGCCATGTTCGTAAAGTGGAGTTGATAGATTTCGTTTAGTCTATAATTCTCACCATCTAACACATTCCACTTTGGATCAAGGTCTTTGACCAAGTCAGAGTTACCAGAAAACTTTCTAATAAATCTATGATGACTCCCAGGTATCAATTTCATTCTACTTGTAGGAATAGAGTGTGGTCGAAAAGCCTCACAATCAAATACCATAACACAAAACTCATGTCCGCCAAATCTGTTACCTCGGCGAGCAGCTACTGGTTTGCCTTCCATATCTATTTCAATTAAGTCAGCCATATCTCTATAGTTGATCATATCACAATCAGTATAGATAGCTCTGCCTTCAAAGTTACAATATTCTGGAATAGACCATCTAAAACCTGAGAACGGAGTGGACCACTCCTGTGTCATCCAAGCTCCCCACCAGCTCTCTACGCTGTGTGATTGTCGCATCCAAACTATATCTAACTCTCTGCTACAGTTTTGTCTCAAGCTATATTCATATGCACATTCTATTTCTGCGTCTTCGCCGTTGGAAGATGATCCAATAAAAATTCTAACTACTTCTTCATGTGATGACATATCCACCTCAATGCACTGTTGGTGATTCAAACTCCATTAAAGAAAAAGGTTCTATAAGATCCTGATTCGTAGTAATATAATCCATCATTTGATTATAGTCTTCGTCGCTAAGTACAGTACGATATAACCTCATGGCTAATCCAATCATAGTACCAGCAACTGCAACTTCATTCTGGTGAGTACATTTATCTAACATCATTCTAAACATATCTTGATACATTTCCAATACTTCTTCATCAAGTTCATTGTTAGAGTGTTGTTCCGACATATTAGTCTCCAAATTTGTAGCCGAAATACTTTATTTCATCAGAAAAAAGGTTTGCTATCTTATCTATATGTTTCTTTTTCTGATATAATTCTGTGTAGTGCTTTTTTCGCTTACCAGATTTCTTTCTTGTTAAGTTAAACTTTTCCTCTGGAACATTAATGTTAAACTTATCTTGAAACAAACTTGTGAATGAGTTACTAAGGTCTTTGTACTGAATAATTTCATCTACTATGATTTCATTATCTAAAGTATAGATGGGCCAGCCTGTAGGGGGAGCATACGACTTTCCAAGAGTATTGTCTACAAAATTTTCAAAGTTTTGTTCGTCTGACAACAACGCATTATCCCTTACATTTAACTTCCAGTAAAACTCACTTACTACTTTTTCCCAAGGATTACGCTCAACAGCAAAAGTATAATAGTCTTTCCAAACATCAGCACCAACCATTATCATAATTTCAGCTGATGTTCTATGACCATCTGCAGCACCAGATGAAAAATTTCCTATACGAGGAGTACCATCTTGTTCTGAACCTGTGCAGAGATCCTTTTGAGGATCAAAACAATTGTGCACAATGTAATGTTCAATGCTGGATCCAGCAGTTTTTTTAGTTTTTACAAAGATAAACTTGTGGCTATGAGAGATCAGCATTTTTTATGTGGTTCCATGCTTGACCCGATATAACTTCATCATAAGTCCACTGACAGTATGACAAATCATTCAACCACTGTTGACGATCCGGCATTTTAGTTATTTCTTCTATTTGTGAAAAAGGCTTCCTTGATAAAGGAGAAACCATTGCTCCTTTGGATAGCGAGTAGGTTGGTATACCGTAACATGCAGCTTCGGTCAAAGAGTTTGAAGTCCACCCAACAACTGCTTGAGCATCATCAAGATCTTTTTGTAAGAACCTACCTCCATTCAATGCTTCTGATCCTTGATTTTTTGACCAGTATATGTCGGGAAACATATCGAAGATTTCTGGAACCTTATGAGCATCAAAGAATTCTGTGTATGCACCATGCTTTGGGTGAGGTCTAATTACAATGGGCATATCGGTATGATATCTTACCAAAGAAACTGTATACAAGAGCCAGTTAAAGTAAGAACCGAAATGTTCTATCATTCTTACTAAACTTGTATCTATGACGTGTTGTAGTACTATGAGGACGTATTCGCCTTTTGTCTCACGCCATGGTTTGATTTCAATATCGTGTTCTTTTTGAATACGATTCCATCTATCAGGTCCATTGCCCATCGGTCCAAAGTTACCTTCATCCCACAGAAAGCTGTTCCAAGAGAATCTGAAGTACTTTTGAAAAAAGTTATCGTTGACGTTTTGTCGGAATACAGCTGACTCAAAAACAATGGATGGTTTACCAGTTTTCTTTATGTAATCATAGAATGGTTCACGGAAGGGTTCTTTTACTACTCCTGGATGCTGGATATTAATTTGCACATAAGCATCAGCATCTTCGTGTTGCTCTTTCTCATTAAACCAACATTGCATGAAAGGTTTGCAGTGGGGAGTAGGATGTTGATACATCTTCTTCCAGTCAGTGAAAAATATTATCTTATTCATAATCTATCTTCAAATGTTTACTATGAATCTTACAACCAATGAACTCGTTGTAGTAATCATCCCTCAAAAGTACATCAAAGTCAAACTGTAATTTGGCCTCGTAGTACGTACACTCACCTTTAGTTTTACACAAGCGAAGAATCTCTCTTTCGAAGTTATCTTCGCCGTGTTGTTCAACCAACAACTTTACCTCTTCACTAGAGCCAAAGTATTTCATCCAATCAGATTCTTTTTTTACCGTTCGCTTACGCTTCTTTCCTTTAAGCGGAGGTAGCTTCTTAGTAGACCAGAACCACTTTTTTCCAATATATTTTTTTCCATTCTGTAAATTAGTTATCTGGTATACGAACCCGACATTATCACTTATCATATCAGATGTAAATGGCTGGCCCTCATAGGTCCAGCTTGACATTTAATCTTCCTCGAAATCTAACTCTTCTAAATCATTTTCAACATAAAACTGATCTAGCTCAGTACCACAAAAAGGACAAAACGTTGGATCTTCTGTGCCTATACCAAACTGATCATCATCGTAGCTTACATTATATTCTGCTCCGCAGCTACCACATTCACAACTACAAGTTAAAGTGCTCATAGAGACATTCCTGCAAATGTATTTTCATTAACATCCTTCTTAACTCCGCCAACAACATACGATGTAATCTCTGTCTCTTGTGGTGCTACTTGTACTTCTCCTCCACTTATCCATTTCTGCGTCCAAGGCAATGGGTTTGCTTGCTCAACTCTATAAGGAGACTTGTAACCGATTGCGTGCATCCTCTTGCTAGCTATCCACTCTACATAGTCTCCAAGCAGCTCAGCATTCAACCCAATCATTGAACCGTCTTTGAACAAGTACTCAGCCCATTGCTTTTCTTGCTGAACGACGCTATCAAATAGATCTATTACTTGTTGTTCGCTTTTTTCTCTTATAGCTGCAAACTCTTTGTCGTCTCTGGCAAGGAGCTTCAACATTTGTTGTGTTGATGCTAAGTGTACGTTCTCGTCTCTTGCAATAAATTTAATGATCTTTGCATTGCCTTCCATCTTCTTTAGTTCGGCAAATGCCCAGCTGCAAGCAAATGAAACATAGAACCTGATTCCTTCTAACGCGTTCACTGCGTTGAGAGCCATCCAAAGGTTCTTTTTGTTTGGCTGTTTGATTACCAGATCATAGTACTTACTGATATCCTTTGCACAATCTACAATCTCTTGTATATCAAGCAGGTTATCAAACACCTCACTCGGGTTGCTGTAGATATTTCGGATGATGTGAGTGTAAGAGCGAGAGTGAATAGTTTCACTAAACGTCCAAGTAACCAACCAGTTCTCTAACTCGGGTAGTGAGCAGATAGGCATGAATGCTTCGGAAGGAGCTCTGCCCTGTACACTGTCAAGAAGTATTTGTCTCTTCAGATTAGAAGTAAAAATATGTTGCTCGTGATCGGACAAGCTACGAAAGTCTTTACTATCTCTACCAATGTCAACTTCTTCGGGTCTCCAGAAGAAACCAAGTTGTTTCTCGGTAAGATTATCAAATGTTTTGTATCTGAGATTTTCATAACGAGCAATGTTAACTGGTGCACCAAAGAACATTGGTTGGGTGACATTGTCAACCTTTTTGGTATCGAATACAGATCGCATTGTTGCTCCTAGATCTTGCAGCTCTCGCAGTCATCTTCTTCTGGTAGAGGCTGTCCTTCGTATGAGTGTGCTGGCGGTTCCATTTCGTCGGTTGCGCCATCGTATGTGTTGAAGTAGTAAAGTTGCTTACCACCATACTTGTAAAACATTACAAGGTGTCTTAACATCTCACTCAACGGAATCTTCTCCTCTTCATAGTGCTGAGGATTATAGGATGTGTTAACTGATATACCCTGGTCGATGTACTTCTGTAGTACAGCCATAATCTTTAAGTACCCTTCTGGAGACTTTTGATCCCACAGAAGCTCGTACTTGTTCTTCAATCGTCGATACTCTGGTACTACCTGCTTAAGAATACCATCCTTCGATTGCTTGATTGACACAAAGCTTCGAGGTGGCTCAATTCCGTTGGTAGCGTTACTTATCTGACTCGAAGTTTCGGAAGGCATCAAAGCCATAAGCGTACTATTACGAATTCCAGTTTCTTGTAACTGATATACTAATGAATCCCAATCCATTCTATCTTTAGGCGCAACGAGCTCATTTACTTCAATTTTGTAGGTAAAGTTAGGAGGTGTCCCTTGACCATATTTTGTTTCGTTGTTCTTAGGACACGCACCCTTCTCTACAGCCAAGTCCGCTGATGCTTTGATCAAATAGTATGACCATGCTTCTGCCCATTCGTCGATCAACTCTAAGTTTGGATCAGAGTAGTTAGTATCGTGCTTAGCCAACCAGTATGCAAAGTTGATGATACCAATACCGAGTGGTCTACGATTCATTGTAGAGCGCTCTGCAGCTTCTACTGGGTACTCTTGATAGTCAAGCAAAGCATCCAAAGCTCGTACTGCAATTAGCGCTGGCTTTTCGAAGTCAGCTGGTGTTCTGATATTACCCCAGTTGATAGCAGCCAAGGTGCATAGACTTATTTCACCGTTTGGATCATCGTCGCTCTTTAAAGGTTTAGTTGGTAGATCAATCTCACAACAAAGATTGGACTGACGTACAGGTGCCACCTCAGGAACAAAGGCTCCGTGACTGTTGGCATGATCCACATTCATCAAGTAGATGCGACCAGTGTCTTTTCTCTCTTGCAAGAAGGCTGAGAATAGTTCAATAGCTGGGATAGTCTTTTTGGTTAGCTTTGTTGCTCTCTCTGCTCTTTCATACAGATCTTTAAACTTATCATTGTCTGTGAAGAACGCATCGTACATTTCTGGTACTTCATTTGGAGAGAACAAAGTAATGTCACCTCCCTCCATTAAACGCTCATACATTAACTTGTTAAACTGTACACCATAGTCAAGATGACGGACACGGTTATCTTCTGTACCTTTGTTGTTCTTGAGGACAAGTAAATCTTCTATCTCGAGGTGCCAGATAGGATAGTAAAGAGTCGCTGCTCCACCTCTAACACCGCCCTGACTACAAGATTTAACACTAGCTTGGAACAGTTTGTAAAAAGGGATAACGCCAGTATGAGTAGCATCGCCGCCACGAATAGGCTGACCAAGGGCACGAATAGAACCAGCTCCAATACCGATGCCAGCTTTTTTCGAAACGTACTTAACAATTGATGAAGATGTTGCAT